ATGCTATGCGCAGACATCAATGTAAGCACCACCTACACACAGACAAACTAAGGAGATAACGTGCCAACAACGATCATCACGGGTCGCGATTTAGTCCTAACGATCGCGACCGTTAACTACGATGCACAAGCGACCAGTGCAACACTTGCAAACTCACCAACTATCGAGACATATCAAACACTCGATGGCAAGGCTTACAAGCACATCGATGACCAATGGACATTTGATGTGTCAATGCTCGCAGACTGGGGCGCTTCGGGATCACTATGCGAGGCACTTTGGACAGCGTGCGAATCAGCACCTAACACCACACTTGCTGCATCACTTACAGCTGCAACTGGTGCGGTCTTTGCCTTCAATGTAATGCCAGTATTCCCATCAGTGGGCGGGGCAGCACCTGATGCGCAGACTGTTGACCTATCATTTACAGTGGTGGGAACACCTACCGAAACATTTAGCTAGAACTAAGAACGGGAGCAAAAATGAAGTTACCAATTACAATCGAATTCAATTCGGGCGAGGTGGCCACCTATGTGGCTGCCCCACCTGAGTGGGTAAAGTGGGAGAAGGCAACAGGCAACATCATCAGCCAAGCGCAAGAAAAGATAGGGCTATCCGATCTTGTATTTCTTGCGTATCACGCTATGAAGCGCGAGGCAGCTGGTAAGCCTGTAAAGTCAATCGAAATTTGGACTGAGACGGTCGCAAATGTCGAGGTAGGCGATGCAAACCCAAAAGCTACCCAGTCGGAAGCCTGAGCAGAATCCTTTGGGATTTAGCAATAGCAACAGGATTACCGACAAGTGAATTTGAAAACGCTGAGGATGTACTAACAGCGCTTGAATTATTAGAGAGGCGAGCCGATGGCAAGTGAAGGGATCAGCTATGACAAGGCTGAACTGCGTGCCATCGCTCGATCCTTTAAGGCTATGGATGATGAGGCTCAAAGCCAGGCCAAAGAAAAATCCAACGCCCTTGCAGAATTCGTATCGGATAAAGTTAAGAGTGCAGCACGCCAAGCACGATCCATCCCTAAGGTATCAACTCGAATCGCTGACGGTTCAAAAGTTTCTAAATCATCCAAGTTCGGTGAGATTAGCTACGGGTTCGCAAGTCAAAAATTCAGCGGTGGTGCTACCACACGCGACATTTGGGGCGGGTCAGAATTCGGCTCGAATAAGTTTAAGCAGTTCCCAGTATGGAGTGGTCGTGAGGGTCGCGGTTCGCGTGGATGGTGGATTTATCCAACTTTGCGCAGTGTTCAGCCTGAGATCATCAAACGCTGGGAGCAAGGATTTTCAGAGATAGTTAAGAGGTTCGATTAATGGCCGGAAGTAGAACGCTCAAGCTCAGTATCCTGGGTGATGTCGATAACCTCAATAAATCATTAAAGGCTGCGACAGCTGATGTCGATACCTTCGGCGATAAGATGACGAAGGCCGGTAAGGTGGTCGGTGCAGCGCTCGCAGCTGCGGCCGCTGCCGCTGGCGCTTACGCTATCAAAATCGGCGTGGAAGGTGTCAAAGCCGCCATCGCTGATGAGAAGGCACAGACTCAGTTAGCCCTGGCACTAGAGAACGCCACAGGGGCTACCAAAGGCGCTATCGCCGCTACTGAGCAATTCATTTTACAGACATCGCTGGCCACTGGCGTAGCTGATGATGACCTTCGCCCGGCACTGGGCAGACTTGCACGATCGACAGGCGATGTAACAGCGGCACAGGATTTACTTAAAACTGCACTCGATGTAGCAACAGCCACAGGCAAGCCGCTCGAAGCGGTCGCACAAGCCTTAGGCAAAGCTTATGACGGCAACACCACAAGCCTAGGCAGACTTGGCATCGGCTTATCATCAGCTGAACTTAAAACGATGTCCTTTACTGATGTCCAGGGCAGACTTTCAGATTTATTTGGTGGCGCAGCTGCGGCCAACGCTGATACTTATTCAGGCCGTATCGCCCGTATGCAAATTGCATTTGATGAAGCCAAAGAGACTATCGGATTTGCGCTATTACCTATCCTTGAAAAACTGATGAAGTTCATCAATCAAATCGCCTTACCTGCGATTAATGCCATGTCAAGCGGCTTCGGACTTGATAAGGGCGGCATCGGCGGTGCAATCACCACCCTGGGTCATATCATCGTTAACACCTTCACCCCAATCATTAATGGATTACTTAAAGCCTTTGGCTATGTAAAAAATGCCATCGGCGATAACCTGGATACCTTTAAAGAATTCGGTGGCTATATTGCTACCTATCTTGCACCAGTCATCGGCACAGTATTAGGCGGTGCGCTTCAGGTGGTCGGCAAAATTGCAGGCGGTGTTATCAATGTGATCGCCAGTGTCATCGAGACTATTAACGGACTTATCAGCGGAGCTATAGAAGGCATCAATACAATTATCCGTGCCTATAACGCCGTGCCTAAATTGCCAAATATCGGGCTTATTTCAGCGCCAGCAATCGCAGCTCCAACAGTTCCAAAGTCATCATCACCATCATTAAACATCCCAAGCGTGCCGACTATAAAGACACCATCAGTATCCGGTGTTACAAGTGGCACATCATCAGCGGCCGCATCAGGCAAGGCTGCCGCATCAATGGCTACATATACACCGACAGTTACAATCGGTGGCGCACCGGCTGGCTATGTACAGACTGGTACAACAGTCGCACCTACTATCAATATCGGCGTAGCAGGCGATCCTGAAGGGGTAGCTCGCACAGTCATCGATGTCCTTAATAGGTCATACAGTCGAGGCGCATTAGGAGCAGCGGCGCTTACCCTATGAGCCAGTGGACACCTGAGTGGGAGTTACAAATTAATGGGGTTAGTTACACAAACTTAACCCTGGCAAATCTTACGATCGTGTCAGGCCGTACAGATATTTACAGCCAACCCCGCGCAGGTTATGCCACAATTGAAATTATCAATCTAAACCTGACCCCTATCACCATCGATGTCAATGATGGCCTATCCATCCGGGTTAAAAATTCAGCTGGTACTTTCGTGGATATATTCGGCGGCAATATCACCGACTCAATCGTAGAAGTCACATCGACCGGCACAGGCGGCATTAACGAGTCAATCAAGATTACTGCGCTGGGTGCGCTGGCCAAGCTGCCAAAGACCTTGACCGAGGGCGTGCTTTCAAAGGATTATGACGGCAATCAAATTTACACAATCCTCAGCGCAGCTCTATTCAACACCTGGGCTGAAGTACCTGCCGCACTTACCTGGGCAACTTATGACCCAACTACTACATGGGCAGCCGCAGAAAATTCAGGGTTGGGCGAGATAGATAGACCAGGCGATTATGAGCTTATGGCTAGAACTGCCGATGCTACCGATATGTATTCGCTGGTATCTGCGCTGGCCACTTCAGGCCTTGGCTACATCTACGAGGATGCCCAGGGGCGTATAGGCTATGCAGATTCGACTCATCGAAGTCAGTACCTAGCTGCCAACGGCTACACGGTTTTATCCGGTAATCATGCTCTATCCAGTGGGATTAGAACTATTCGTAGGTTAGGCGATTTGCGCAATCAGGTCACGATTCAGTGGCGCTCAGGCGATATCACCGCAACAGACCAGCCATCAATCGACCAGTATGGATCGCAGGCCAGCATCATCGCTACCACCTTGCACAATTCAGCCGATGCAACCTTGCAGGCTAATTTTTATCTAGGCATCCGAGCATGGCCTCAAGATGTATTCGAGTCCATTACCTACAGCCTGGGTAATTCAGAAATCGATGACAGCGACCGGGATGCACTTCTCAATGTATTTATGGGCTTGGCAGTAGATATTACTGACCTGCCTAACAATATGGTTAACGGCCGTTTTCAGGGATTCGTTGAAGGCTGGACATTCAGGGCTGGTTTTAATCGACTCGATCTAACTCTCAATGTGTCACCGACAGCGTTCAGCTTGCAGTCTATGCAGTGGGATGATGTAAGTGTCGCTGAGACTTGGAACACTCTATCTATTACACTTGACTGGAATAGCGCCATTATCGTGGCATAAGGAGACAGAATGGCAACTACTACAAACTTTGGGTGGGAGACACCCGATGACACAGATTTAGTAAAGGATGGCGCATCCGCAATCCGTACATCGCTCAATGGTGTTGATACTTCATTTGTCGATCTAAAGGGCGGTACTACAGGCCAGGTGTTATCAAAAAATTCAGGCACTGACCTGGATTTCATTTGGGTTGAACAGGATGACACCACACTATCCTTCAACGCACAGACTGGTACTACTTACACGCTAGTGGCATCAGATAGCGCAAAGCTCGTTACCACTTCAAATGCTTCAGCTGTAACAGTTACGATCCCACCATCAGTATTTAGCACAGGCAACCAAATCAATGTGCAATCAATCGGCGTTGGCCTGACTTCATTTGCCGCTGGTGCTGGTGTGACTATCACATCGACTGGTGCAACAGCAGCTGCGCCAATTCTGAGAGCGCGTTACTCAGCCTGCACAATTATCTGCACCGGCTCAAACACCTTTACCGTGATCGGTGACCTTTCATAGTCATGGGCATCCTGGGCATTTATGCTTCATCCGTACTTAAGGTCACTAGCAGTTATGAGTCAATTGCGACTGTAAGTGTGCCTAGCAATCAAGCAACAATATCCTTTACTTCTATTCCTAGCACTTACAAGCATTTACAGATTCGAGCTATAGGCAGAACTACAGGCAGCGCAACTCCTACAGTAGTGCCAAAATTTAACTCTGACTCAGGCGCTAACTATTACAATCACTTTATCTACGGCGATGGAGCAAGCGTTTCAGCCGGCGGCGGTGCTTCTGCTAATGCTGGAGTCCTTGCTAAAGATACTCTTGGCGCTAATATGTTTGGAACTTTAGTTATGGACATCTTGGACTACACAAGCACAAATAAGAATAAGACAGTTCGCACTCTAAGCGGGTTTGATGGAAACGGTGAAGGCTGGGTAATGTTTAGAAGCACCTTGTGGCTTAATTCCTCAACTGCAATCAGCCGTATTGATTTAACCGAATCAGGCGGCGCAAGCTTTAAGCAATATAGCCAGTTAGCACTCTACGGGATTAAGGGGTAATCATGGCAGCCGGATCAACATACACCCCGATAGCGACTGCAACAGCTAATGGCTCTAGTAACTTTGTAACCTTTAGTTCAATCTCTGGAAGTTACACAGACTTAGTAATTGTATTTAATGGCAATTCAACCACTGCTGGTTCTAGCGCTAATTCACTTAGAGTCTCAGTAAACGGTGATACAGGCACTAACTATTCTTACACTTACCTTGCTGGAGCTGGAACAAGTGCCGCTTCTGGTCGCGCAAGCAGTCAGACCTATTGGGATGCGATAGACATAGCTCAAGCATCATCTACTGGAATGGCTAACCTTTATTTTATGAATTACTCAAACAGCACAACTTTCAAGACAATGATTAGCAGGTCATCAGTAGCATCTGTTGAAACTTTAACAGCTGTTAATCTGTGGCGCAGCACTAGCGCCATCACTTCGATTAAGTTAGACGCCAACCGGACAATTACTTCAGGCTCTACCTTCACTCTCTACGGAATCGCGGCTGCATAATGGCTAATACATTTGAACTTATTGCATCAACAGGAGCGCCAAGCGCTAGCGTTGCAAGCCTTAGTTTTACATCAATACCGGCAACCTTTACCGACCTTGTGGTGCTTATGAGCATACGAAGCACATCTACAAACAATTATGGCAGCGTTCTATTCAATAGTAGTTCAACAGGATACACGCGGAGAATTCTTTATGGTGATGGTTCAAGTGTCTTTTCAACCACCCCAACAGGTTATGAAAGCCTTTCTATAAATCCAAGTAATGCTACAGCTTCAACCTTTGCAAATTATCAGATGTATATTCCAAACTATGCTGGAAGCAATAACAAATCTTTTAGTGTTGATGCAGTTGGAGAGAACAACGGCACTACCGCGCAAGCCATTTTCCACGCTGGCGTATGGGCTAACTCAGCCGCCATTACTTCTTTGACCATCACTTCCGGTGTTGGCAATATTGAACAATACTCAACCGCCTACCTATATGGAGTCAAAAATGCCTAATCCAACACGAATCGAAATCGACTGCGCTACAGGCGTGGAGTCAATCATCGAGCTAACCGATGCTGAAGTAGCTGAGATGGAACTTGAAGCCGGATTAGCCGCACAGGCTGAACAGGATCGTGCAACGGCTGAAGCACTCAAGGCAACTGCCGCCGCATCAGCAGTGTCTAAGCTTGAAGCCCTTGGCCTCACAGCTGACGAGATAGCAGCCTTACGCGGATGACATACCCAAATGGCACAGCTGCACAAGCCATCGAGATAGCCAAAGCCGAAATCGGCTATGTGGAAGTGCCGGACAATAAAACAAAGTACGGTGCATTTACAAAGGCTGATGGCCTTCCCTGGTGTGGAAGTTTCTGCAACTGGGTGCTGGCACAGGCAACGGTCAAGGTTCATTCAGTGGTGGGCACAGCTGTAGGGGCACACAAGTTTAAAGAAATCGGCCGCTGGCATGAGACACCAGTACCAGGCGATTTAGCATTTATGGACTTCCCGCACGATGGTGTGGATCGTATTAGCCATATCGGCATCGTGGTGAGCGTTGATGGTAAAACTATTACCACCATCGAGGGCAATACTTCAGGCACAGGAGATCAACGCAACGGCGGCATGGTCATGGTAAAGCAGCGCACTATCGGTAGAGAGGTGGTCGGCTTCGGTCGGCCAAAGTATGTACCGTACAAGGGCGAGATGCCAACCGTTGAACTAAAGCCTGAAGGCAAGAAAACACTCATCAAGAAAAAGGATAAAAAATGAATCAACTAAAACCTATGGCAGCATCCTGGGCACGATCATTCTTTGCAGCTTCAATCGCGGTGTACATGGCTGGAGTAACTGAGCCAAAGGCAATCGCAACAGCTGGCCTTGCAGCAGTTTTGCCAGTCATTTTGCGTTGGCTTAATCCCAACGATGCAAGTTTTGGTGTCAAGGGGAAGTGACCCAAAAGCCGCTGCGGTTAGCCTTATTGATATTACTATCGATCGGGTTAACCGCGTGCGAGCGATACCAGGGATGGACACGATATGACTGCCAACTCTATGAAAACTGGGAAGCGCCTGAGTGCAATACACCGCAGTGCGAAGTTCAGGGAATCTGTACTAAAGACATACTTGGAGAGAGTATCTATGACAAGGCAGCACCGTAGGCTAACAAATGAGCAGCTAAAGGCTCGCTTGATCGTGTTTATCGGGGTATGCCTGGCGATGGTATTTGCTATTTCAGTGCTTGGGATGCTGTACGCGTTGATATTCGTCACCCAGCCAATCGGGGCACAAGCGCCCAACGATAAAGCCTTTATCGATATTCTTACTACCCTGACGGTATTTCTGACCGGGGCACTTGGATCAGTGTTAGCCTCAAATGGGCTGAGGGATAAAAACACACAGAATCCACCCGACACGCCCAAAAACACGCAGGATTCTTGACGATGTCCGACCCATGCCTCACAGTTAAGGCAGGGAGCGAAGCACAGTAGCGCCCTGAACGGGAGCAATTATGTACACGATCACTGAAGTAGCAGCTTGGCTGATGCTGGGAGTATTAACCGGATTCGTAGGCGGCTATAGCCTTGGGCTTAAAGAGGGCAAGCGCGAAGGATTTATACGCGGCAAGATAGCAGCTCGCAGAAGTGTGGAGCAGCGATAATGGGATTCTTGGACAATTACGAGACAGTCAATCAGAAGGTAAAGCGCCTTCACAGCACATATCCAAATAACAAAATACATACATCGATCATCGACTGGAATCCTGAGAAGGGTTACATACTCATCGAGTGCCGCATCTACCGCCATTACGAGGACAAAGAGCCAGCAGCTATTGACTTCGCTCATGGCATGGTGGGTGCATATAACGCGCAAATGAAGCGGTGGTATGTAGAGGACACAGTTTCAAGCGCAATAGGCAGGGCTGCAAGTGTGGTGCTGGGAGTCGATGAGAAGGCTTCTAAGGAAAACATGGAGCAGGTAGAACACATGCCTAAGGCCTTCATCGAGGATGATCCTTGGGCTAAACCTATTTGGGATGAGTCAATCCCTACAGTTAAAACAGCCATCAAAGAGATCGAGTCACAGCTAGGCGGTGAACTTATCGCTGAAGCACCTATTTGCAAGCATGGGCACATGATTCTTAAAGAAGGCGATAAGAATGGCAAGGCTTGGCGTGGACATCTATGCCCTGAAAAAACTAAGGCTAATCAGTGCCCACCGATTTGGTATGTACTCACAGGCACAGGCCAGTGGAAGGAGCGCATCTAATGGGTCACTTAGAGATGTACCGACCTGGCGAATATGCCATCTGCGATAAGTGCGAGAAGCCAAAGCCACTAGCTGACAGTTATTCAGTAATGGTCGATGGCCAGGCAGTTATTTGGCTATGTAAGGAGTGCCGATGAGCCACATCTATAACTTCGAGGCCGGGTCATTTGGCTGGACTAACTGCGATCTATGTGATGACGATGTCATGTGTAATGAATACACACGCGATGATGGGCTAGTTCAGTGGATATGTAAAAAATGCGAGAATCGATTAAACCTATGATTCGCGTGGATATTGATAACCCGACCCAGGTGGCCATTACCGGCGCTGGGATGCGTAGGGCTATAAACTACATTCCACAGTGGGAAGGCGTGACGGTCAAGCGGAATTATCAGCATGATCGAGAGCGGTTAAACTTCCCGGCCTTCGTCATGCAACAAAGTGAAGCAATAGGCGCTGAGGTTGCAGTAGCTAAATACTTCAGAAAACCCATAGACCTGACCAATTTGAATTACAAGTTAACGGCTGATGTGGGTAATAACATCGAGGTCAAATGGACTAAGTGGGTTGATGGCTCACTAATCCTGACAGAGCTTGACCGCAAAGAGGACATCGCAATCCTGGTAACTGGATCGATGCCAAAATACTATGTGTGCGGCTGGATACCTGTAGCCGTAGCCCGTAGGCCTTCACATCAACGCAGCGATGGGTCATGGTGGATAGGCCAGTCTGACTTACACCCTATGGGTAACTTCTCAAGGAGTATCTATGCAAATCAAATATGAGTGCCGGGTCGAAAAGAAGCTGACTACACAGACCATTTGCAAGGTAGCAGACACACTCCCACCCTATGTCGAAGTAATCCAGTGCAATAGCTGCGGCGTAATGGGCGTGGCCATACTCGATAAGGAGACTGCATATAGTGGCGATATATGAATTTAGATGTGGGGTGTGCGGCCAGGTAAAGCAAGTATCAGCCGGTATTAATGACATATACCCAATACCGAATTGTGATAACTGCACGATCATCATGGATAGGGTGTATCAGGCAACACCCATACACTTTAAAGGCGATGGATGGGGGCATCAATGAGCGAGTGGGATTCACTGAGTCAATGCCCATGTGGCTACTCACTTACAGCTGCAAAGAAGTGGCTGACAGCGGATGAGATTAGTCATTTGATGGCTAGGCATTACCAATCAAATCATGTGGTTATTGAAAACGGTACAGAATGAGCCCTGTGGATAACCTGTGGATAACACGCCGGAGAGGCGCTCAAAAACCTGTGGATAACTTAACCTATTTGACTACCGTGCTACGCTCAATCGCTGCAAGCGAGCGGCTGTGGCCGTGTAGCTCGCTAAGGCGTATTGTGCTTATGGGGAGTCTATGCCTATTACTAGGCGCTTCGTTGATAAACATGCAACCCGCGCACGCTAATGAAGCAGACCATTACAAGCTATATGCACACTCTAGAATTATTAACTACAATCAATATAGATGCTTCAGTCATATCATCTATAAGGAGAGTAGATGGAGTGTAAAGGCAAAGAATGGCAGTCACTTCGGACTAGGCCAAATGAGAAGCCACCACTATCGTAACCTGGATGGATACAGGCAGATAGATAAAACAATTAAGTACATCAATCATCGTTATGGTTCAATGTGTAAAGCATGGACATTTCATAAGAAGCATGGGTATTACTAATGAGTGCATTAACAGAGAGTGGTAGCACACATCGATGGCGCAAGATTAGACAGCGCATCATCAATCGTGATCGTGGCATATGTCAGATGTGCGGTAATGAGGGTGACTCGGTTGACCACATCCAGCCAAGGACTCAAGGCGGCACTGATGATGATTTCAATTTACAATTACTGTGCCGTTCATGTAATTCAGCTAAAGGGGGTCGAGTTTTTAGTACCGCTAGGACACCCCTGACCCTTCCTGGGGGATTTACCCCCCAAAATGAGTCAATAAGCCATGACTAGCCACGCAGAAGCCTCAGAAGGCCTTGAAGGGCTTGTACAGGGCTTAGAACTGCCTCAATCGGTTTTGGGTAGGGATACAGAAGTGCTATTAGGCCATTCCACGCCTAGAATCCACACGCCGCTGAATGATTTGCCTTCAAAGGGGCTAGAACTTATCGATTTAGCTACTCAAATCAATGTCGATCTAATGCCTTGGCAAAAATTCTTTATTGAACACACTCACAAAGTGTTACCTAATGGCCGGTGGGCATCCCCTGTAAATGTCGGCGTAGTAGCCAGGCAGAATGGCAAAAGTTTTTTGATGCAGCTGAGAATTCTAGGCGGCTTATTCCTATGGGATGAATCGCTGCAAATCGGCTCGGCTCACCGGCTATCTACATCGCTGGAGCAGTTCAGGCAGCTTGTGCATCTCATCGAAGGTAGCGATTACCT